AGTTTACTCTGAAGATTCAGATAAGAATTGGTATAGATACGAGCGTGATTCAGAAGGTCGTGTAGTTTACTATGAAGATTCAAATGAGTATTGGTATAGATACGAGTATGATTCAGAAGGAAATGAAACTTACTATGAAAGTTCATACGGAACTATTGGAGGTGTTTCAAGAGAAGTTGTTGAAATGACAATGGAAGAGGTAGAAAAGTTAGCAGGTAAGAAAGTAAAAATAGTTAAAACTAAATAATATGGGAATTGTTGAAAAATTAGCCAAGGTGCAAGCTAAATTAAAAGCACCAAAAAACCAAAGAAATCACTTTGGTAAGTACAATTACAGGAGTTGTGAGGACATCTTAGAAGCGGTTAAACCGTTAGTAAATGAATTAGGTTGTGTGGTAACACTTTCTGACGACGTTGTAGTTGTTTCTGATAGGATTTATGTTAAAGCAACAGCTTACTTTCAAGACGAGAAAGAAACAGCTTCTTCAACAGCTTTAGCAAGAGAGCCTTTAATTCAAAAAGGAATGAATGAAGCACAGATAACAGGGTCTGCAAGTAGCTACGCTAGAAAGTACGCTCTTAATGGTTTGTTTGCTATTGACGACACAAAGGATGCTGATGCGACCGAAACACATGGAAAGAAATCTACTCTAAAAGAGGATTCTGATGAGTTCAACAAGGTAAAGTTAGCGATAGAGAAAGGATATACTATTGAGCAAGTCAAGACTAAGTATAATGTATCAAAAGAGGTTGAAGAATTACTAACAAAAAACAAGTAAAATGGGGATAAAAGGAAAAACATTAGCAGAGTTCTTTAACCATGATTTTGAAAAGGGTTGTTTTAGATTATGTGATTCAAGAGGTCATGTAGTTTACCATGAAGATTCAGATGAGTATTGGTATAGATACGACCGTGATTCAGAAGGAAATGTAACTTACTGTGAAGATTCAAGTAAGTTTTGGAGTAGACACGAGTATGATTCAGAAGGAAATGAAACTTACTATGAAAGTTCAAATGAGTATTGGCGTAGATACGAGTATGATTCAGGAGGTCGTGTAACTTACTATGAAAGTTCACACGGAAATACTAGAGGTGTTTCGAGAGAAGTTGTTGAAATGACAATGGAAGAAATTAATAAGTTAGCAGGTAAGAAAGTAAAAATAATTAATAACAAAAACAAGTAAGATGGAAGTAAAAGGAAAAATTAAGTTAATTGGAAACACAGAAGTATTTGGAGAGAAAGAATTTAAGAAAAGAAACCTTGTTGTCACAACAGACGAGCAATATCCACAAGATATTTTAATTGAATTTGTACAGGACAAATGCGACGTTTTAAACGCATACAAAGCAGGTGAGGATGTTACTGTCGGCATAAATCTAAGAGGTAGAGAATGGGTGAATCCCGAAGGTGTTTCAAAGTACTTCAACAGTATTCAGGGATGGAGGATATCAAAAGGAACAGAGGAAGCGGTAAAAGAAGAAGCGAGAGCAAAGGTTGATGATTTGCCGTTCTAATATAAATATGTTAACAGGGGAGTGAACTGCTCCCCTTTACAAAAAAGAAGCAATGGAATGCACGCAAGCAGAAATACAGAGTAAAATAAATCAACTTCAAGACGAGGTTGATTTTAAATCAAAAGAAAGAAGTTCCTTGTCAAAAAGAATAAATGAATTAAAGAAACAAGTAGAATATTGGCGAGAGCTCGACGAAAGTCAATTAAAAGCATTTTAAGATGAATAAAAACGAAGAACTATTATATGATTACCTACATGACTTTAGAGCAGAAACAGGTAAGTGCAATCCTTCAAATAAAGACATTTTAGAGGTTGTAAACATGAATGAAAGAACTTTATACAGAACCCTTAAATCCCTTGAAGAAAAGGGTCTTATAAAGCGTGAAACAATAAGCGTAGGGAACTTTGGAAAGACTAGAGTTATACACGTAATATGACAGAAACCGAGTTAAAATTAGCTCTTTATATTATTAGGAATATCGTCGAATCTCATGTGTTGTCAGATGATTTTAGCGGAGTTTCTGAGTTCTTTCTAAGGGAGTTTGTGTCAAAGAAACTGAGCAGAATACTTGACGAACCTCTTAAAGATTCTCTTGCTAGTTTAAGGACTACGATAACAGCAGACAACCTTATTAGAGGTGTTAAAAACCAATCAAAAGACGATTTTCTAAAAACCTTAAATACTATAATTAAAAACAATCTAGTTGATGGCGACAGAAGCAAACATATCCTTGAGAATAGACAAGATTCCGAAACACAAGATAGTTAAAGGTAAGCCGATTCTTGAAGATGGGGAATGGGTAACACCTTACTATTACAGAATGACTATCGGTATAAGTGATGAATGCGAGTTCAGGGAATGGTCTGATTGGGGGTATAATATAAAATGTTGGGGATGGCAGAACAGAGAAGAGAGAATAGCTAAGAAACCTAGAAATTGGCTTGGCGGAGGTGGCGTTCATTGGACTGATGGAATAATAAAGAAAGTACTAAAAAAACTAAACAAATGACAGACGAAGATATAGATAAAAGAGAAACAGATAGAATGTATTTTGAGCAACTTCTAAACGATTCTTATATAGACCCTAGTGAAGAAGTTGAGTACCCACCTGTTGCGATAAGCATGGGAACTTACAGTTATGAAACAAGAAACGGAAAGAAAACCTACCCAATACCTCTAGGAACGTATGGAAACTTTAGCTTTATTCAAGCACCTCCAAAAGTAGGAAAGAGTTTCTTTGTTAGTTTATTAACAACTGTTTACTTAAAGGAGAACATTGGCTCAAGAGGAGGAGATATGAGAGGACACAGAAACAAAAGAGAAGTTGTTCACTTTGATACAGAGCAAGGGAGATTCCACGCAAGTAAGATGTTTAAAAGACCTCTTGAGATTGCAGGGCATGGGTTCGACGGTTATCATTGTCACGCTCTAAGAAGTATGTCACCAACAACAAGGCTGAATTATATTGACTGGTATCTTGAAACTCAAGTGGAAGACGCTGGTCTTGTTATTATTGATGGTATAGCTGACCTATGTAACAACGTAAACTGTGTTGAAGAGTCAAACAGAGTCGTTCAGAAGGTTATGGAGTGGACTGAGAAATACGATTGCCATATGGTTCTTGTGATACATTCTAATTTCGGTAGCGACAAACCAACAGGGCATCTTGGTTCTTTCTTAGAAAAGAAAACTGAAAATCAGATTCAGCTAGAAAAGAACGCAACAAACAAGAACCTTGTTGATGTGATTTGCAAGAGAACAAGAAACAAAGCATTCGACCAATTTAGCTTTTCTATAAACAAGGGGCTTCCCGAAATACCACACTTGCCAAGTTTTAATGAGATTTTATCATAAAAACTTGCATTGTACATTGAAAACAACTATATTTGTAAAATAAACAAAAACAACATGACAAAAAAGAAAGATTTTAGACCAAGACTAAAAGGGAAAAAAAGAAAAGCCTATGAGAATATGGTGAAAGCAGAGTCAAGGGTTCTTGTGATTGGAGACTTGCATGAGCCTTTCTGTCTTGAAGGTTACTTAGAGTTTTGCAAGGAACAATACGCTATACACAACTGCAATAGGGTTGTTTTTATAGGGGATATCATTGATAACCACTATTCTTCTTATCACGAAACAGATAGCGATGGTTTAGGCGGTAAGAAAGAGTTAGAGTTTGCTATCAAAAAACTAAGTAAATGGTACAAAGCCTTTCCTAACGCAGATATAACTCTTGGCAACCATGACAGGATAATCATACGCAAGGCTCAAACCTCAAATATCCCTAGTAAATGGATAAGAGAGTTTGGAGAGGTTCTCGAAACACCTAATTGGAACTTTGTGACAGAGGTTTATATTGACGGAGTTAGGTATGTTCATGGAGACAAAAGCAATAAGCCAAGAACAGCAGCAAAAAGAGACATGGTTTCAACTGTTTCAGGTCACTACCACACAGATATGTATGTAGAGTGGTTCTTTGGAAAGACAAGAAGTATTTTTGCAATGGCTGTTGGTTGTGGTATAGATAGTAAATCTTATGCTATGGCATATATGCAGGGAGGTAAAAAGGAAGCTATTGGAGCAGGTGTCGTTGTTGGTGGTCACACCGCTTTTAATGTAAAAATGAATTTATAAGATATGAGTAAACGTAGAGTATTAGATGTGTTAGCTGAGAAGCATGAGGATTGGATGAATATGGCACGTTCATTTGGACTTAGCAATGATGATGCAGGTGAGATAGTTCAGGGAATGTACCTAAAGATGAATGAGTACATAAAAGATGTTGATAAGATTATGTATAACGAGGATAAGGTTAACACATTCTACGTTTATAAGACCATGAATAACTTGTTTCTGTCAGGCTACCACTTAAACGGTAATCTAGGTAAGTTTAAAGCAAGCAAGATTAGCTATGTTTCTAACTTGTTTGACTTAGACGATGATAGACCTGATAACTACAACTCAGAAGAGGTTGAAGGTAAGTTATCGACAGAAATCCAAGTAAAGACGTTAAAAGCTATTAGAAGAGCTGAGATAGAGGGCTCTGTCAACTTCCTTAAAGAGGAAAAAGAGTTAGAGGATATGAGAATGTTTGAAGCCTTGTATTCTAACTTAAAAGACGATGTTGACTGTTTTATAGATTCATGGTATTGGTATGAATCAAAGATGTTTAGGCTATATTTTTATAAAGACATGTCAATGAGAGAGATATCAAGAGAAACTAAAATAAGTCTAACGTCTATTTGTTTGACTATAAAGCATTGCAAGAAGATGATTATAGACGAGTTTGGAGAAGATTACGAGAGATATTTAAAAAACAAAGAGTATTAAATTATGAAAAAAAAGAAGTACACACAAAAAGAGCAGATAAACCAACTAGAGGTTGTGTTTGCAAAGTTATTTCTTGCTTTATCAGAGCAAGCAAAAGAGATTAGAAAGATACAAGGTAAACTTGAGATGGAATTTAAAAAAGTAGAAGATGTTTCAGAAGAAGATTAAAGAGTTAAGGGGTTTAGTTGACACGTTAAAGATAGATAATGACCTCCTTTATAAATATGTAGACGCACTAACTACAAAAGTTTTTGAACTAGAAAACCCTTATAGATTAAAAACAGGTGACGTGGTTTATGGTTTTCAGGCTTGTGGTGAAACATACTCAGGTAAAGCCGAGGTGTTAGATGTTTACAGGGGTTACTATAACGAACCCTTATACGACATTTACTTTAAAGGCTTTCGTGTAGTAAAGGGTTTGAGCTACGAAAATATAATAACAAAAAAACGAAGAAATAATGGCAAAGGAAAAAAGTAAGGGTCTAGGGGATGATGTGGAAGAAGTGCTAGAAAAAACAGGTGCTAAGAAAGTTGCGCAGTTTTTATTTGGCAAAGACTGTAATTGTGAGCAACGCAAAGAGTGGCTAAACAAGAAGTTTCCAAGAAGAAGTACAGAGTGTTTAACACAGAAAGAATATAAGTTCCTTGATGAACTATATCAGTCAAAGCCAAGAACCATAAAAGCAGATAAATCAAAAGAAGTGTACGCTATCTATAATAGAGTATTTAACATGAAGAAGAAGTTTTCAAACTGCAATTCATGTGTCAAAGGAGTTTTATCAGAGTTGAATATTATTTACACTAAATACAAAGAAGATGTTTTACAGAAAAAAAATTAAAAAACTAGAGGAGCAAAACAGGTGGTTGTCTATAAGGCTCACGTATTTAGAAAACCCACTCAAGTTAAGAATAGGCGATAAAGTTTATGGGTATGTACATTTGCGTTCTAATATTTTTCGTGAAATAAACTCCACAGGACGGGTTGTTCGGGTTCATAGGAATAGTCAAGGACGCCCTAGGTACGATGTTTTCTTTGAAGACTCTCACTTAGAGAAAGACTTACCTTATCACAGGATAATAACAGAAAAACCAAATAAAGATGAAGATACCAAAGCCTAGGAAGTACGAAACCGAAACAGAGTATATCTTAAAGTGGGCGAATAACGCTGCTGTCATGCAAGCTATACCTGACAAGCAGAAACGTATAGACACAGTAAGAGCAGCGTTTAAGAATAACTTTATGCCAAACCAATAACCGCAAGAAACCGATAGATGAAAATTTATCGGTTTTTTCTTGACTTATATGTTGTAAACTATTATATTTGCAATATACATAATCAAAAAGACAAGTAAAATGAAAAAAACTAAAGAATTAAAACAAGAATTATCCGATTCGGAAAAGGTAGATTACTTGCAACAGTACTACCATGAATTAGTTAGTAACGAAGTTCCTAGTATAATAAAGGAGGATATTTTAAAAACAGCACTTGGTATATGAGTACGATAACAATGTTAAACGGAGATGAGTGGGATATAGAAGAGCTGCTTCACAAGATGAGAGATAACGACTTTTACTACGGCTACATGGGGAAGAACTCTCTATCGTCAAGTTCTGTTAAAGAGATTCTTAAATCACCTAGTCACTATCTTAAATCACTTGAAGAGTCAAACGAGACGAACGACGCTTTTACGCAGGGTAGACTCATTCACGAAAAGATATTAGAGCCTCAAAAGGAGTATGAATGGAATGTAATAGAAGCTAAAGACAAACGCTCTAAGGCGTGGAAAGATGCTGTTGCAGAAGATAAGCCCAATACCATCTTGAAACGTGATTACAACGCTTGTATGTGGGTTGTAGACGCTTTTTGGAGCAACAAAAACCTGTCAAGCGAACTATCAAGCTCTTATATGGCAGAAGTTCCTGAGATTGGTTTGATCGAAGGCTTGCCTTTTAGAGTTAAAGCAGATGCACTACATTTTCTAGGTGATAAGATAATTGACCTTAAAACCACATCAGATATAAGCAGTTTCAATAAGTGGACTTGCATGAAATACGGCTACGACATTCAAGTGTATATTTACTGCACCATATTTGATATTCATTACAGCTGCTTTGAATTTCGTGTTATAGATAAAGTTTCAAAGACTGGTGGTGTATTTAGTGTTTCAGAAGAGTTCTATGAGGGCGGTAGGTTAAAAACACTCGAAGCAATAGATACTTATAAGAAGTATTTTATTGACAACACACTTAGTGTAAGTAACTATATTATAGATGGTGAATTATGAGCAATAGATATGCTAAGGTAACCAATAGATATGCTAAGGTAACCATTAGCAAGGTGGCTAAGTCAAGCACGATGTGGTACGAAGACCTTATAGGTCATACCTTTTATGTAACAAAAAACCCTAGTCTTGAATATTACGGACTAGCCTCTCAAAAGAAGATAATTTTTAAAACAGATACAATATGAAAGCAATACAATACTTAGTAGTCCTGATATTAGGGATTATGTTAATGATTTTAACAGGGTGTGAACAAGACGAGGTATGTTACAAACCTGTCGATTTAAGTCTTCACCATTGTGGAGAAGCTACTTTCTCTGCAAATGCACCTTGTTATCTTCAAGTCGGAGACGCTTGGGGGAAAGGTTATATAGTAGCAGAGAGAGATGTACCTGCTGAATAATTTAAAGCAACCATACTTACAAAGGTTAAATAAACCCACTAAATCAATAGTGGGTTTTTTGTTACTTCTTTTTTAGATTCTTTACAGTTCCTTCAAGAACACCTCCTGCAAAGTAGAATCCAACTATAATCATTACAAGCGTTCCTAAGCTATCGTTATTGTAGTCGTAAAGGGATATTACCTTTTCTGTACTAGAACCCTTTAAAACGTATATAAAGTGGCTTATTGCGGTCAATAAGTGAACAAGCAAGAACGCTCCGCTAAACATTATAGATAATATTCTTTGCGCTAACTTGTATGGCTCGTACAAGACTAGCATTTTCTGCATATAGTCTAATTTCTCTTCATTTGTTAACACAGCTTTATCGATACCGCTAATAAGCGACTCTCCTAGCTTTTTTGGACTGAATATTCTTCCTAGTATTTTAAACATAATCTATATTTATTTTTACACCTATTGAATTGAATGGAGGATAAAGTATATCGGTATCGGTAGACATCCGTATATCCAATCCAACAATTCAGGGTTTCCTTTTTTCATTAACCAATCCCACACCACCTCTTTCAAAGCACCTATTAAACTCAACAGAACACATCCACGAACATCTCCAAACACATATATGAGTGGGATAATAAGAATCATGTTCCAAAAGAAGTGTAGTAATTTATCCTTGTCTATTGAATTCATTTTTCTATCTTTCTTGTATTCTAAAATAAGAACCTGTTTCACATATTATATCATTGTTCCCATTGTCATTTCTTACTTGCAATTGCAGATAGTCGTTTTGGTCTAGAACAACACCCACAACTATTGTAAAGAAGGCTACATCACGAGGACCCACTTGGCTATTCACTTGCCTTACTTGTTGCGTATAGTCCAAGTCGACAAAAGCACTTGCTGAATCATCCCATCTCCTAAACCTAGTTCTTAACACGTTGCCAGGAAGTTTGATTGATTTACAACAACCCTGTTTTCTAATCCTAGCGAAGGGTCGGAGCTTCCGCTAGCCCACTCTGTTCCGTTGTAGAACTTAGTTGTTTTGTTCGCTGTGTCGTAAACCACCCTGCCTTCTTGAGGTTCTAAAGCGTTTAAATCAGACTCTCTGTCAGGTCTAACCTCGTAAGATGAATGTCTATTTGTTTTCTCTGTTGACTGATTTGTCGAAGTTCCTTGAGAGCCATTCGACTCAAACACATCACCGCTATCTCTTGATTCGTTTATGTTTCTTGTTATAGCCATTTTTTATGTTTTAGTTTCTTTATTCCATCTTGCTTTCGTTCCTCTTATGTCATAGTGAACAAATGTATTGTATAGACCAAGACCACCTTCTGACATTACACCATCCTCTATTAGTATCTCTATTATATTATAAACCTCAAAAGGTGTTAGTCCTTTTACCTGTATATCAGCAGCGTTCCCTTTTACGTGTTGAGAAGTGTCTTTACTGCCAATCATCCTGTTGTGTTTTAAAGACCTGTAAGAGCTTGTAATCGTTATTGGTAGTCCAATATACCCTCTTATCTTTTGAAGCTCCTTAGAAAGGCTCTTAATACGCTTAAAAACGCTCTCAGGCATTGCTGAACCGTCTTTACACTCGAATTCTGATAAACTAAAGTTCTTTGTTAGTTTCATATCATTAATTTAGAGATGAGCCATTTCCCTGCGGTTATAACAACAAAACCTGCTCCTGTAAAGTAAGCTATCTTCTTGTCTATGCTGTTTTTCATTTCTACAACAGTCCCTTCTAGTCTCTCTAATTTAGATATAGCACCCTCTGACGTTGCGTTAGTTTCTAGGTACAAGCTCCATTTTGTGTTTAGGGATTCTTGTCTGTTTATAAAGTTCGAAACTATCTGAGCGTTCTTGAACATAATATCAGCATTCACTCTTTGCTCTGCTCGTATCTCTTCTAAAAGCTGCTTATTCGTTAGTGTTTCAGGCATTTTCTTCTTTTTTATAATCAAGAACAGCGACAAGTACTGTTGCCACTATCATTAAAAGGTTTTCTTTGTTGGATTCCTCTGATAGTTCAGGGTACATGAACTCACATATACTATAATTAGAACAGAAAAGACCTATTGCTAATAAATACAAAAATAACTGTACCCTTTTTCTCACTATCCTTTTGTTTTCGTTGTCTCTTCCTTATCGGGGTCAATTGCTCTTGATACAGAAGCCTCTTTTACTTTCTTTGATGTTTTTTTAATAGGTTCTGTAACTTCCTTGTTTGTTCCTCTTTTACTGTTGATTACTCTTTTCATTGTTTATCTATTTTAATTATTATCGTAAGACTCTTCCAGTCCTCTTAACGCATACGTTGGGTTGCTTGGCACTACTCTATAAGTAGCCCAGCCATAAGGGCATTTATATACATTGTCTTCAAATTCTAGTTCTTTTTGAATCCAAGCCACATCTGCGAGGTATTTATCTGACAAAACCGCTTCTTTTGTAATTTCTCCGTTTTCGTCTGTTTCCTGTGGTTCTAACACTTCGTGACCTCTCGATACAAAGAAGTGGCTATTCGGTGTATAGCCTTCAAATTCTGAATCCTTGAACTCTCTTATTTTATCTTGATACTGTTCTTTTGAATTGAATACGTATCGTCTGCAAATTCTTTTCATAATGTGTATTTTAATAATCGTTTGCGCTGTCGTATATTTTTACGCATGAAGTTCTTCCGAAAAACTGACTGCTTCCATTTTCCCTGCTTAATTCAAAGGTGTTTAGGCTATCTATAAATGTAAAAGTATCACTACTAGTGTCTACTTCAATTCCGTTAATTTTCACACCAACATCTCCACTCTTATACTTGAATGCGTACTCTTCGGGTTCTAAGTAATTAGCCGATGTAAAAAACGAATAAACAGCTACACCCCCAACTCTTATTTCAAAAGCAACATTTCCGCTGGAAGTGTATCTAAAGTAAACCCTAGAATTAACACCTCCATTAAGTGATACGTACATCGTGGAGGGTGTTTTTGGCTTTATTTTAACTTTCAAAACCCCTTCTTGCGAGTTTATCAAATGCGATATATCGCCTGTTGTTATACCTGTGTCGGCTGCTCGTGTTTCTGTACTTCCTTCTGTTTTGATGTATGAAGAAAACTCATCCTTAACCTCTCTGCCCCACGTGTAAACACCACTAACTCCATCACCATTAAAAGAACGAGTTACACCATCCTTGCTTAAATAAATTCTAAAAACAGATGTTGTAATTCCTGCACCTAGATTAGACTTAACCCCTACACGATACCAATCACTATCACCTACTTGCTTTATGTAGGAATCAACTACTACACCATTACCTCCTGTATCATTAGCTAAAGCAATTCCGTTCTTTATATCGAAGTATTTGAGTCCAAAATGTGATACATTCACATCTGTCACCCCTAAAGCTATATAATCAAGTTCAGCAGCATTAAAAAACGCTTCCGCACATACATCTTGACCGTCAGTCATAGTTGTATTAGAACCTTTGAGAATGTGTGAACTTGAACCTGTGTTGTCTGCAAATATTTTATCTGCGCTTTGTGTTCCGTCTGGCGAAATCACAACATTAGAAGATACATTCAATCTTGTTTTTGTCCAATATGCGTTATTAGCGGATTCACTCCATAGAGATCTGTTAGTCGCTTCGGGTTCTGTTAAAATATCGCCATTTGGATTTTCTGAATAATCAAATCTCAATACATCAACCCCAACTTCTTGAATTAATCCGTCTTTGTTTATTTCCGTTGCTAAAGATGCCCGTAAGTTGTCTACGGGTACGCCTTCGTAGTTACCGTTAGTATCTTGGTATGACCCAATTGTCCTTCCCACTATCCTTGCATTATCTCCGTCAGCTAAATTAAATACTAATCCCATTATACTAAATTATATTTTGCGAATGTCGCCATTGCGTTAAACGTTGTGAATGTACTTGCAAACGAATCTGTGTTGTCATATACATTCAATTCCTTTGTGCGTCCGTAAAAAGATAAACCGCCAATATTATCTATGTTAAAACTACACGTGTTTAGCCCTGTTGGTATTTCCCTTGAATCTAATCTACCTACCTCTATGCCGTTCACTTTTAGAGCTGCGAAACTGTTATCCCAGACCACACGCACGTCGTTAAGAATCGTTACGTCGATTAGTTCGTGAGTGATAGACGTAACGTTGGGGTTAACAACAAAAAATGCCGAAACGTTGTTTTCGCTTATTCGTATCTCTATACGCTCGTTTGACGTTCCGTTATTTATACTGATAGACTTGTTTGTATTATCGATACTTAGTGCAGCAACATTTACTTGAAACACTCCTTGCGTGTCGTTGAATGCCGATAATGCTGCCGATATTTCGTCGGCATCTCTCGTGAATGTTGCCCCAACTGGTGACAACATAAAAGAACTCCTTACCTCTCCAAGTTCAACTTGCGGAATACTCAAAGAAATGTCTCCCGATACAATTCCACCCGTCCCGCTACCAAAACGTATAGAAGTACTTTCTGTTACTGAGGAATCTAAAACCACAGCATAGTAATTACCTTCTGAGATATTCAAACTTCCGTTTACTTCTATGCCGTTTTCAAAATACGTAAACGTGCCTGAATGTAAAAATGTAATGACACTACCTATGCTTTGAGGGCTGTCTGCTTTCTCACAATACACAGAAGCTATATATTTGTTTCCGCTTGTCACAGATAAAGACCTTTCAAAAACAACTCTTTGAGAGCCTGTTGTTTTTAGGTTGGCTGCAAATACACTAGGGAATTTTAAAGAGGGTGTAAAAGTAAAAGAACCCGTAGAAAAGGATAGACTCCAATCAGTTGGCGAAGAAACATTGTCAACACCTCCAATCCATCCACTATTAAACACTAATGTTTCCGCTTGTGGCTCTGTAAGTAAAACAGGACAACCGCCAAGACTATAATCAATTCTAGGGACATTGTCTGCCATTACCTCTATAAAGTTCTCTGAGTCTATCCTCGCACCCTCACTAGCTCTAACAGAGTCAAATGCAGCATCTAGGGTTAACGGTATTGCAGTATAAGCTTTTCCTGCTTTATACGCACTTGGTATGTATGAAAATATCTTTGCCATAATTATTATTTTATTCCTTGACTAACACAAAATAGAGCTTCAACAGTACCTCCGTCATTTTCTACGAAATCCTTGAAATCTATTGCTTCTTGACTAATACCTACAAGGTTAGTGTCTCCACTCCAAGACAGGTAGTATATAGAACCCCAACCAATGCTGTTGTTTGTAGCACCTTGACCGAAGCCTATGTCGTTATTTACGTGGGCTTGACCCCATTCTTTCGGATTTGCCATTCTCTATTTTTTTTAAGAAAACACGTAGCTTTCTTTCGTTTGTACTTTTTGGTCTGTATCTCTTTACCTTAGGTTCCATGGGCTATAACTTACATCTTTATCGGGTCTTACATCGTCTTCTGTGTTTGTGTAATACTCAGGAAACCTTTGTTTTGTTCCGTTTGTACACAAATATTCTATTAACCTGTTTGAGTAGTAATCAGCATAGTTCTTGTGTTTTGAAGCAATGTAATCAACATCCTCTTTTGAAGCTGTTTCGGACGTTTCTATTGAGTGCTTATACACACCTGCGTTACTAATACTGTAAGGAGCAAAAGCAAGATACTCAACCATTCCATAATGAATAAGTATAGGTCTAATATAGTCCTTTACCAAATTCTTGTAGTCGCTATCAGGCATATTACCTCCGTTATCTATAATTATAGAACTAATCTTTTCATACAAGTCAGTTCCGAGAAGGTTTTGTATATGTATCTCTTGAGCCAACTGAACGTATTGAAGAAACTTGTTTGAATCAACACTTCCGCTAATAGAGGTGTTTTTTACAATATCTTCTTTTGTTATGAAAAGTGCTGTTGCCATATTATATGTCTTGTTCTGTTACGTTGCTTGTGTCTATATTCTCGTTTGTTTTCTGACCCGTCTGTTCCTCTACCTCTTGTTCTGTGATAGCATTCGTCAAGTCTGTAAATTCTAAAGGCTGTAACGTCTTAAAATAAAGCTCTATATCTTCTGTTCCGTTGTAGTCTAAAACCTTTTCTAGTGCATCAAGAACAACAGTCTGATAAGGTCTAATAACAATGTTATCCATTAACGTTGATGCTGTCTGTAATTCCTCTGCGTTATTCCCAAGACCTGTCTGTTCCTTTATGCCGACAATCATCCCTGATACTATTCTATGAGATACCATTAACTTGTTTCTTGATTCGTCTGCTAGGAATTGATACTGTTCAGCAGCGTCACTAAGAACAACAGGCTCTATGCTTGCAGAAAGTTCTTTACTGTCGTTAAATGCCAATATAAATCTACCGCTATTTGAACTACCTGCAAACTTGTCGTGTATCTGCTTTTCTATATTTAACCTATCTTCCTCAGAAGGAACTCCGTTATTGAAGTTTATAAGCATGCTTGGAGACAGTCCGTTCTGTATGTTGCTAATATGATAGTTAGCTATTTCTTCTTCTAATTCAGCATATGGCAAACCTCCCTGATACGCAGGTGGTGAATAATAGAAATAACCTGCCTTGTATGGTTTCACGAAAAGAATCTCTACTTCTTTCTTGCTTCCGTGACCAAATGCAGCGTATCTCTTTGGTTTGTTTTTTCCGACCTTTGACGCTTCTTTCCAATTAGGGTGATAATAATAACCTTTCACAACTCCATTTACAGCTTCCTCAGTTCTTAACGTTTCAACAGGCATATGTACAAGTGGCATAATCTGCTTACCACTCTTTGAGTATATAACCTGAAAAGCACAACCACCAAGCATATAAAAGTCATAGCAAGCTCTCCTTACATCTTCTTTCGGGAACAACTCCTTTATCTTTTTGTCTAATTCAGAGTTCTTTTCGCTATCAGCAACCTCAAGACCTTTTCCGTAAATCATCTCAACGATACCGTTTATAGAAGCGTTGTTTGTAGGGCTACCGTTATATCTGTCGATAAGATACGTATAGTAATCGTTGTCTTCTCCGTAAGAAATCCACTTTTCCCCATAAACCTCAGTTACCTCAGGTCTAACGTGAGAGTTCATCTGAACAACATGAATCTTACCACTGTCTTTAACCTCTAATTTATCTTCCATTAATTTAGTCATTTATAACAACGTAAGAGTTATCGCTAGTTTCTGCTTGTATATACTCTCCTTGCTGTATGTTGTACCTGTCGTGAGCTGATTGGTCTGTGCAAATAATAGTATCTCTGTATATCACATCATCAAAATCAGAAACAATCTCCAATGAATATCTACCACCCTCTATTAAATTAAAAGAAGCGGTAGTAGAGTTGTAGTTCCCATCAACAGAAAAAGAAACAATAATCTCTGTGCTTGTCCTTGTGTTTTTATCTGTCACAATAATCTTTCCACTCAATACGTCTTGTCTTGGAACGAACCTTATTTCTTGTGGCGATGTAGATGTCGTTAATACTATCATATACTAAATTAACTAAGGTTATGTTTTTTGTTTTTAAGCTAAAAAAGGGCAGCATAAGCCACCCTCTTTCGTTATCCAAAAATCAACACCTATTAAGGTTCTCTTTGTGTTCCTTCA